CACCAAGCAAAGACCTTGAAAAGGAAATTGCAAGATGTAATAATATTCAAATGGCAAAAAAGATTTCTCTTAACTCTGCCTATGGTGCGATTGGTAATCAATACTTCCGATATTATAAATTAGCAAATGCGGAAGCAATTACTCTATCTGGTCAGGTTTCTATCCGTTGGATAGAAAACCGTATGAACAAGTATCTAAACAAAATTTTAAAAACGGAGAATGAAGACTATGTTATTGCCAGTGATACTGATTCTATCTACCTCAATTTGGGTCCTTTGGTTGAAACTGTATACAAAGGGAGAGAGACGACTAATGAAAGCATTGTGTCGTTCCTTAATAAGATCTGTGAGATGGAACTTGAAAAGTATATTACGAGTTCTTATGAAACGTTGGCGAACTACGTAAATGCTTATGACCAAAAGATGTTTATGAAGCGAGAGAATATCGCAGACCGTGGCATCTGGACAGCAAAGAAAAGATACATCTTAAATGTATGGGACAGTGAAGGTGTGAGATATGAAGAACCCAAACTCAAGATGATGGGCATTGAAGCAGTGAAGTCATCAACTCCTGCACCTTGTCGCACAATGATTAAAGATGCTCTCAAACTTATGATGAGTGGCACAGAAGACGAAGTGATTGAGTATATTGATAATGCTCGAAAGACATTTAAATCATTGTCACCTGAGGAAGTATCTTTTCCTCGCTCTGCATCTAATGTAGAAAAGTATAAATCTCATGCTACAATATATGCAAAGGGAACACCAATTCATATAAGAGGTGCTCTTCTATTCAATCATTATATCAAGAATAAAAAATTGACAAATAAATATTCACTTATTGGTAATGGTGAAAAGGTAAAGTTTCTTTATCTTAAAAAACCAAACGTCATACAGGAGAACGTAATCTCATTTATTCAAGACTTTCCACACGAACTTGACCTTGACAAATACATAGATTATGATCTACAATTTGAGAAGAGTTTTGTAGAACCACTTAAAACGATTCTTGATGCAATTGGATGGAACGTGGAAAAAACAGTAAACCTTGAATCATTTTTTATGTAATGGATTTTTTAAAAGAAATAGTTAAAGAGATTGGTGATGAATACACCCAAATCGCAGCAGATATAGATGAAACAGAAAGATTCATTGATACAGGAAGTTATATCTTCAATTCGCTTGTTAGCGGTTCCATTTATGGTGGTGTTTCTAGTAATAAGATTACTGCCATCGCTGGTGAGACCTCTACTGGAAAGACTTATTTTTCCCTTGCTATCGTCAAGAACTTTCTGGACACTAACCCTGATGGGTATTGTCTCTATTTTGATACTGAAGCTGCAATCACCAAGGGATTACTTGCATCTCGTGGAATTGATCAAAACAGACTTGTTGTTGTAAATGTTGTAACAGTTGAAGAGTTTCGTGGTAAGGCACTTAAGGCAGTAGATATATACCTTAAGACAGATGAAGAAAATCGCAAACCTTGTATGTTTGTATTGGATTCATTAGGTATGCTCTCTACTGAAAAGGAAATAAGAGATGCATTAGATGACAAGCAAGTCCGTGACATGACCAAATCACAACTTGTCAAAGGAGCATTCCGTATGCTCACACTTAAACTTGGTCAAGCAAACATACCACTTATAGTTACAAATCACACGTACGATGTTATCGGATCTTATGTCCCGACTAAAGAAATGGGAGGCGGCTCTGGGCTCAAGTATGCCGCGAGTACAATCATTTATCTCGGCAAAAAAAAGGAAAAGGATAAGACAGAAATTGTTGGAAACATTATTAAAGCTAAGACGGTTAAATCAAGACTCAGCAAAGAAAACCAACAAGTCGAAATAAGACTCTACTATGATGAGAGAGGTCTTGACAGATACTATGGTCTCCTTGAACTTGGGGAACTTGGTGGTTTGTGGAAGAACACTGCAGGTAGATATGAAATTAATGGTAAGAAAATATATGGTAAAGAAATACTAAAAAATCCAACACAGTATTTCACAGATGATATAATGAATAAACTTGACACTATTGCTCAAAAGCATTTTTCTTATGGAACGGATTGAGACTTCTATTCTTCAAAACCTGATATTTAATGAAGAGTATTCTCGAAAAGTAATCCCATTTATCCAATCTGATTATTTTGAAGATCGAAAGGAAAAGATAATATTTGAAGAGATTGTATCTTTTATTGTAAAGTATGGATCTTCTATAACAATAGAAGCACTAAATATTGAGGTTGAAAATCGAACAGACTTAACTGATATTGAAGCAAAAGAAATTCGAGAGATAAATCAAAATCTTAAAGAGTCAGTTGTAGACCATCAATGGTTACTTGATGTGACCGAGAAATGGTGTCGTGACCGTGCGATTTATCTTGCTCTTATGGAATCAATTCACATTGCCGATGGTAATGATGAAAAGAAAAATCGTGACGCAATCCCAAACATTCTATCAGATGCTTTATCAGTTTCATTTGACAATAACGTTGGACATGATTACTTACTAAACTACGAAGAAAGATATGAGTTCTACCATAAGAAAGAAGAAAAAATTGAATTTGATCTCGAATACTTTAACAAAATTACCAAAGGCGGTTTACCTAATAAGACTCTTAACATCGCACTTGCTGGTACGGGTGTCGGGAAATCTCTATTCATGTGCCATTTCGCTAGCTCCGTGTTGCTACAAGGGAGGAACGTACTCTATGTTACAATGGAAATGGCAGAGGAGAAAATTGCTGAACGAATTGATGCAAACTTATTAGACGTATCGATTCAAGATTTATCAGATCTTCCAAAGTTGATGTTTGAGAATAAGGTTACTGATGTATCTAAGAAGACTCAAGGTCAATTAATTATTAAAGAATATCCTACAGCAGGTGCTCATAGCGGTCACTTCAAAACATTATTAAATGAACTAGCATTGAAGAAGTCTTTCAAACCTGATATAATATTCATAGACTACTTAAATATATGTGCGTCTTCACGTTATAGGGCAGCAGCAAATGTCAATTCTTACTCGTATATCAAAGCAATTGCAGAAGAACTTCGTGGTCTCGCTGTCGAAGCGAATGTACCGATTGTATCCGCAACTCAAACTACTCGCAGTGGTTTTGCTAGTTCTGATGTTGACCTTACCGATACCTCTGAATCATTTGGTCTTCCTGCAACTGCTGATCTTATGTTTGCTCTTATATCTACTGAAGAACTCGAAGGGTTAAATCAAATCATGGTCAAACAGTTAAAGAATAGATACAACGATCCAACGATATTTAAGAGGTTTGTGATAGGAATAGATCGTGCTAAGATGAGATTATATGACTGCGAACAGAAGGCACAAGAAGATATTCTTGACAGTGGACAAGAAGAGGAGTATAATAAATTCAAACAAAAACCAAAAAAATCTTTTGCGGAGTTTAAATTCTAATGGCACTGCCTAATCATTTTTATCCTTACTGGTCGGTTTATGATAAGTTAGGAGAAAAATACTGTGATTGTAGTCATGAAAAATATGCAATCACAACCCTAGAATTACATGAAGGTGAGGGGTTTACTTATAAAAGAATAGATGCACCAAAACCATTACCACCACATATTGTTGATGTAGATGCTGAAACTGATGGTGAGTTACCTGGTCAACGTGGATTACCCGAACAGAAAAGAAGATTACCTTTTGAATCTGTATTAGAAGAATTACCTCAAAGCGATTTACACGAAATTTAATTATGTCTGGAGACCACAACACACACAATCATCAACAACCACATATCAATTATGCAGGACAAAAAGTTGACTTGGATAAGTATGCTATATTCGTGGATGGTGTCACATCCAATCCCAGTAAAGATTATAAATCTTTCCTTGAAAGTCTTAGTACCCTTGACGGAGAAGGTTCCAATATTCACAGGCTTCTTACTGCTGCTGTTGGCATTAGTGCTGAAGGTGGTGAATTCATGGAGATCGTTAAGAAAATGGTTTTTCAGGGTAAGCCTTGGAATCATGATAATCGGGAGCATCTCATTATTGAGTTGGGAGATGTTATGTGGTACGTAATGCAAGCATGTAAAGCACTACACGTAACTCTTGATGAAGTGATCGAATGTAATGTAGATAAATTAAAGAAGAGATATCCTGGTGGAGATTTCGATGTTCACTATTCAGAAAACCGTAAGGAGGGAGACAGATGAGAGAACAACTAATCAAAGCATTACTCGCACACGCACAAGGTGATATTGCCAAACACAAAGCAAATATTGAAGTATATCTTGCAAATCCTGTGGGTATTGGAGAACATTCAAATATTGTAGAAGCAATCGAAGGAGAATTAGATATGATTGCGAAGTATCAAGATCAGATAGACATTATCAATAAATACTTCAAAAAGTAAATAAGTGGCTAATCTAGCTTCGTCATCTGAAATTATTAGTCTTGCTCAATCAGTATTAAATAATTCCAATACTGAAACCATAAAAGATACTTCAACTCTTACTGAAATTAGAATTGAAAGTGATGAAAGAACAAAGACAAGAAGTGATGTAGAGTCTTTGTTCAACAGAGAAAGAATAATGTTTGGAGAACTTACCAGACAGGTAGGTTCTTTTGGTGGCACAGAGATAGTATCTGTTGAAAATAAAAAGATACGATTAATATACAAATTAAAAGGAAATAAAGGTTCTGGTGGTGGTGCAGAAGCAACCAGATTAACTGAATCTGCACAATGTTTGTATGCAGCAATTGCATTTGGTTTAGGAAGGAAGATTACCAGTAACGATATAACATTTGATAATGTCAAGAAATATTCAAAACTATTCAATGTAGACGAAAACAATAATAAAATTTTAAATGATCTACCTGATGAATGGGTTGAATCATCTTTGCTTGGTGCGAATAAATTATTTGAAACATTTAAGGGAAAGGGTAAATATGTTTTTCACCGAGGTTCATCAGAAGTTGATAAAATAGAAGCAGCATTTAAAAGAGTATCTAAACAAGAAAATGTTAGAATTAATATAAACAAATGGAATCCTTCAGATATATGGATGTTTAGTAATAATTTTTCATTTGAATCTTTTGATAAGGAAAATACCATCTTAGGACTCAATCAAGTAATACAAGAAAAGTTAGAAGATAATATACTCATTGGAGTATCTCTAAAAAAGATTGTAGGATCTGCAAGAATCTCTACTAAAAATATATTCAAAGACATGAAAACTTGCAAATATTACGCAGGTTATGAGTATAGTAAAAAATCGATTGACGGTTACATACTACTTACAGGGGGAACAAAAATACAGTATAGATCTTTTGGTGCTGGTGACGGACTTACTGGATGGCAGGGTGAAGTTAAAGGAGCATTTGCCAATCAAGGTAAAATTTCTCTAGGACCTACAAATCTAATTTTAAGAAATCATGGTCAAGCAACAATCCCTACGAATGCTGCCACACGAGTTAGAACAGAACCTAATAAAGTATTTGCTGAAATTGCAGTTGGTTTGAAAAAATATGGAAGAATGACAGACCCTCAAATAAAAAAACTACAAGAAGATCCAAAAATAATTACTCCTAAATTTTTATACTCTAAATTGCAAGTAACACAATTACTTGATATAATAGAGAGGAAGCAACTAAAAAAAGATAAACGTGATCAAATAGTTGAAGATTTATATCTTTATGCTTCCAGTCAATCTAAATATTCATCAGCATACTATAAAATAGAATGAACGACTTAATTGATAAGTTATTTAATTCGTTTGAAACGAAGTCAAAAAATCAAAGACAAATCTTTAATGATTTTGTATATCATGTATATACTTCCTTTGATGGAATAGTTGGTGGAAAGAAGCATAAACGAAAATCAGATAAATATATACAAATACGACAAAAAATTATTAATTACATTATTGCAAATGAAAAGACAATAATGTTTAAATTATCAAGATGAAGTCTTTTTTACAGTTTATATCTGAATCAAAAGCAGTTCAACAGGCAACCCGTATGGGATTGACTGGAGATGGTCATGGAGGATGGTATGATAAAAAGGGAGAGTTTGTAGCAAAGACAGATAAAGGACAATTAAAGTTTTACAATAAGAGACAGAGAGTCGGTAAGCAAGATCCACCACAGACAGATAAAGAAAAGAATTTATCACAACAAACATCATCTCAACCACAGGCAGATAAACCAATTGAGATGAAACCACCAGAGGTTGAAAAAACAAAAGGAACTTTGACTGTAGCATTTGGTAGATTTAATCCACCAACTACAGGACATGAGAAGTTATTAAATACGGTTGCTTCTTCATCAGATGATGGTGATTATGTAATTATACCTTCACGTAGTCAAGATAAAAAGAAGAATCCATTAGACCCTGATATGAAAGTTTCTGTGATGAAACAAATGTTTCCACAGCATAGTGAAAAGATAATCAATGATCCTGGTAATAAAACTATCTTTGATATATTAAAGAGAGCACACAATGATGGTTATGCTGGTGTTCGAATTGTTGGTGGTGCTGATCGACAGAAAGAATTTGATAAGTTAGTTAATAATTATAATGGTAAGATGTACCAGTTTGATAATATTGAAGTTCGTTCTGCTGGTGATCGTGACCCTGACTCTGATAGTGTAGAGGGAATGTCTGCATCAAAACAAAGAAAGGCAGCAGCAGAGAATGATTTTGATGGTTTCCTAAGAGGTGTTCCAACTACGATGAATAAAAAGGCAGCAAGAGAACTATTTGATAATGTCAGAAAGTCAATGAATATCAAAGAAGGTTGGAACCTTTGGGAGATTGCACCTAAATTTGATTGGAAAAACTTGCGTGAGAACTATGTAAGTAAGAAAGTTTTTAATATTGGAGAAACAGTTCAGAATATAAACACAGGATTGATAGGTAGAATTATAAGAAGAGGAACAAGTTATCTAATCTGTGTGACAGAGGATAGAATCATGTTCAAGTCATGGTTAAAAGACGTTACTGAAGCAGTTGTAAATGGAACAGATCAGTCGGGTGTTCCTGCAAGTCAAAGGTTGATTGGCACCGATGCTCACAGAAAATATGTGGAGACATTAGTTCCTGGTTTTTCTTACGGAAAACAATTCATAAATAAATATAGAAAAAAGAGTAAGTAATCTATCTTCATGGAAAATACTGGTAAACCTACTGCACCTATGGCAGGTGGTGGAGCGAAAGAGAAAGTTGAGAAACAAGCAAGACAACTCGCTTACGATACTAGATATAAAGTTCGTCAAGCTCTAAAAGCAAAGAGTGGTGGAAAAGCAGACCCAGTTGCTGTTAAGAAAGCATATGGTGCACAACTTGCTAAGTCACCTGCACCTCCTGCTGTAAAGACAAGGGCAAAACAGATGTTGATGGGTGAAGACTATGTAGATGTTAGCAAACTTGTTGCTGATACTACAGCATCAGCAATGTTCAAAGTATTTGTTGAGCACCATAAGAAAGATGCTGATGGTAATGTAATACCACATGAAGACGAAGAAGAAATAACAGAAGAAGAGTCAAAAGAAAAGACATATAAGGTTAGAGTTACTGATAAAGAGAGTGGAAACTCCTATGTAAGAAAGGCAACTCGTGCGAAGATTGCTGAGTTACGTAATAATCCAAACATCTCTTCAGTTGAAATGACTGAGTATGGTGAGGTTACCAAATCTGAAAAGTATAAAGGTAAGAAAACTGCTCAAGCAAAAGGTGGTGGTGGATTAGATCCAGTTGGTAAAGAAGATGGTGATGTCAATAACGATGGTAAGAAAGATGGTACTGACAAGTATCTCATGAATCGTCGTAAAGCAATTGGTAAAGCAATGGCAAAGAAAGAAAGTTATTCTTGGAAAGAAGCTTTCAGTGGACTCATTGAAAAGAAAGAAGAAGAAGACAAGAAAATTACAGGAAAAGGAGTTAATAACAAAAACTTAATTAAAGTTTTTCCTGATGAAGTAAAAGAGGAAGTTGCTCCAGTTGAACCAAAACAGGAAAAGAAAAAAGCAAAAAAAGAGGAAGAAGATCCAAGATCTATGCCTACTAAAGTTAACTTGATGAAAAACAAGTTAAGAGCAATGGGTGTGATGGGTGCTACTCAAATGCCTAGTATGTCACCAGCACCTACAAGTGGTCAGAAACTGAACATGTATAATGAAAAAGAAGTTGATGGTAAGGTGGTTGAGGGTTACAAAGGAACAATGGATATGAGTAAGTCACATCCAAAGGCGGTAAAAAAATTAGAAAAAAATATTGAAAAATTTGCAGGTGAAAAAGTGCCTGGTGGAAAGATGGGTATGAAAAAAGAAGAAGTGAATCCAACAGTTCAACAAGC